CAGATATTGGTAAAAATACTGATTCTGTGCTTGGTACTTCTAGCACTGTAAATGGTCTGTCTGTGACAGAAATTGACAGTGGTTCTGAAGCTACTACAGCTGGCTTGCAGGTCAAAATAATTGGGATTACAAAAGATCCGGAAAATGACGATGCTTCCAGTGCAAATGCAAACTGGTACGTAATGTGGAATGAACACGTTAAGTTAGGCACCGGCATTACTGGAACGTAATAGTTAGGAGAAAATTAAATGGCAATTTCAAGAATGCAATTGGTCAAAGAATTGGAACCTGGCTTGAACGCCCTGTTCGGATTAGAGTACGACCGATACGAAAACCAGCACACAGAAATTTTCGATTCTGAAAGTTCTGATCGTGCTTTCGAGGAAGAAGTAATGTTAGGTGGGTTTGGTAATGCAGAAGTAAAACCGGAAGGATCTGGTGTTGTGTATGAAGCAGCGCAAGAAACTTTCACTTCTCGTTATACCCACGAAACAATTGCTTTGGCTTTCTCATTAACTGAAGAAGCTGTAGAGGATAACCTTTACGACAAAATCAGTACTCGATACACAAAAGCATTGGCACGTTCAATGGCTAACACTAAACAGATTAAAGCTGCTAACGTTCTTAACAGAGCGTTTAACAGTTCTTATCTTGGTGGCGATGATAAGGAGCTTTGTGCTACTGATCACACTACTCTTGGTGCTGACCAAAAGAACGAATTGTCAACTGCTGCTGACTTGAACGAAACTTCGCTCGAGCAAGCAATGATCGATATTGCTGGTATGAAGGACGAAAGAGGAATGAAAATTGCTCTTCGTGGAATGAAAATGATCATTCCTGTAAATCTTCAATTTACAGTTGAAAGGTTGATGAAATCTGCAGGTAGAGTAGGAACTGCTGATAATGACATCAATGCAATCAAATCAATGGGAATGGTTCCACAAGGTTATGTGGTTAACAATTTCTTAACTGATACTGATGCTTGGTTCATTAAAACAGATGCTCCTAATGGACTGAAAATGTTCACTAGAGCTCCTATTAGAACTGCTATGGAAGGCGACTTCGATACTGGAAACGTTAGATATAAAGCAAGAGAAAGATACAGCTTTGGCTGGTCTGACTGGCGCGGAATATTTGGCTCTCCAGGAGCTTAATCAATTTAAGTGGGGGAAATAATTTCCCCCACTTATACCCTAGCATTAATTAGTTATGTAGACTGGCTAGGCAGACGGTATAAAGACTACATGACAAACGGTTTATATAACCAAGGAGAAAATTATGGCTAATACTAGCTTTGTGGGTCCAGTAAGATCCAAAAATAATTATAAATTATATAGTACTACTGCTTCAACAGGTGTTGAACATGATAGAACTATAAGTGATCCAGCGATGGATGCTAGAAGAGTTTATTTAGAAGAATGGTTTTTACAAAGACCAGGTCTTAATGCAAATATTGACCAAGCATCAACAGTTGAAGTTCAACGTGCGTTGAATAGAAACTGGGAAGCTCTTGGAACTAATATGACAACTGCATTATGTACATTTGCTACAACTTCAGCAGGAGTTTTAGCAACAACAGCAGGTGCAGACGAAGACCAAGCAATCTTAACACCTCACTTAGATACTGCGGCGACAGCATGGGCAGGAACTTTATGGGGAACTGAAAACTCTGTTAGTTTTGAAACATCAATTATGCTACCAGCACTTGATAACCAAAAAGTTTGGGCCGGCTTAAAGTTAACTAATGATCAATTAGTTGCAACTGATGCTAACCAAATATTTTTTAAGTATCAAACAGATGCAACTAACTCTGAAGCATTTAGTGACTACAGCTATTGGCACTTAGTACACAGTATTGGTGGAACTGACTATATCAGTCAAATCCCGGTTACTGTTGCAGCTAATACACCTTATCACTTGAAAATTGAAATAGATAGTGATAGAAAAGCTACATGTTTCATAAATGGTGTGCAGTACAACATTACTAGCACTTCAGGAAGTACAGGTGGCACTGCAGTAACAGCAGTACAACCATCAACTGCAGCTACTAAATCTGCGGCTTTAACTAACGATATTGATTTAATTCCATATGTTGGTATTGAAGCAGGTGCGGGTGCGGCAGAAGCAGTAAACGTACATTACGTTGCTTGTAGTAGAAACGTATACGAATAAACAACTTTAATGGAGCGGGGGTGAAAACCCCCTCTCTCCAACAGGAGGACAAATGGCAGACGCAGTAACAAGTCAAACATTATCAGATGGTGGTAAAACCGCCGTTGTAAAATTAACAAATATATCCGATGGTACTGGAGAAAGTTCAGTTGAAAAAGTTGATGTAGCAAGTTTAACTTCAGCAGCAGACGGTACAGCTTGCTCACGAGTTCATATCGAACAAATATGGTATGATATTGGTGGTATGCGTGTAGCTTTGGAATGGAACGCGACAACAAATGTTGTAGCAGCAGTTTTAGGTGGAAGCGCAGCAGCAGGAAATGTTTCAGGACATCTAGATTTTAGATCATTTGGTGGTATTAAAAATAATGCTGGCAGTGGTATTAATGGTGATATTGACTTAACAACTCATGGACATACTAACCATGATCATTACACTATAGTATTACAGTTAAGAAAAACATTCTAGAGGTTTAAATGGCTTATTCAGGCACTCAAACATTTAACCTCTCAATAGAGGAAATAATCCAAGAAGCGCATGAGCGTTGTCAACTAGAAGTACGTGAAGGCTATGATTTAAAAACAGCCAAGCGTTCTTTAAACTTGATGTTTGCAGAATGGGCTAATCGTGGATTAAATCTATGGACCATAGAGTATGCAACGCAGACTCTAACAGCTGGTACAAATTATTATTCAATTGATCAGAAGGTAGTAGATATAGTAGATGCAGTGGTAACAACTACTGCTGGTGCTACATCTAATTTGGAAGGTGATAGTAACACAACTGATGTTGCCATGAACAGAATTTCTAGAACTGAATATTTAAATTTATCCAAGAAAGAGAATTCGTCTAGTGGAGACGGAAGACCTGTACAATTTGCTTTAATTCCAGGACAAGTAACTGTTGGAGGATCCTCTTCAACTGGTAGACCTGAAAATGATATGACATTATTCTTATATCCAAGTCCGGATAAAGCATACATATTTAAATATTTTTATATTGGTAGAATACAAGATGCTGGGGATTATACTAATAATGCCGATGTACCTTTTTATTTCTTACCATGTTTGACTGCAGGACTAGCTTACTATATAAGTTTAAAGAAAGCACCAATGTTAAGTGCAAACTTAAAAGCGGTGTATGATGAAGAATTTGAACGTGCTGCTGATAATGACCGCGAACGTGTGTCATTTAAAACAAAACCAGCACAAGCATATATACCATAGGAGGAAAAATGGTTAAATGTGAAAAATGTGGTTGTGATTGCGATTGTAAAGACAATTGTCAATGCACAAACTGTGAATGTAAAAAGGAGGAAAAATGAGTAATCCAAATTGGAACAAAGATTCTAACGCCGGAAGAAATTCTAAAGGTGGAGTAAAAGGAAATTGGAGTGATAGAGGAACTATCTCAATCCCTGATGCTAGCCCTAAGGAAAAAGAAAAAGCTATTTCTATTGCTAAAGGAACTATTTCAGGTTCTGCAAAAGGAATGGGTGCAGCTACTAAAGGTGGAAAGTATCATTGGGCTGGGTCAAAAGATTCTAAATGGTAGGATAGATGGCTTACGCTAGAGGAAAATATGCTAAATTTATTTCGGACCGTAGTGGCATGGAATATCCATATACTGAAATGGTAAAGGAGTGGAATGGCTCACGTGTTCACAAAAGTGAATATGAGCCAAAAACACCTCAGGATAATCCTAAAAGACATACGTCTGATGCAGAGCCATTACAATTTCCAAGACCTGCTAGAACAGAAAGTGCAGTTGCAACATTACTTCCTCGTAATCCTTTTAGGTTTACAGCTAGTAGCACTACGGTGACAGTATTTGAACCAGATCATGGAAGATCTAGTAGTGATACTGTAAGATTTAGGGATGTTAGAGGATCTATATTTGGAGCTTCTATAACTGAATTAGAAGATTCAGATGGATATAGTATAACAAAAACAGATGATGATTTTTATACATTCACGGTGTCAACAGCACCAGGAACAACAGGAAATGGTGGTGGAGGTTATTCCTCTGCTGGACCAGCAACATTGAGTAACTAATGACAACATACGCAGAATTAACAACACAGATTTTAAACTATACTGAAACAAGTACAGATGTATTATCTTCGACCATTACAGATGATTTTATAGAGCATACAGAAAATAGAATATTAAGAGAATCTGACTTAGATGTTTTTAAATCTCATCAAACAGCAGCTTTTACTTCTAGCAATCCTTTCTTATCATTACCAGGGGGCTCTTCACCTGATCCAACATCTCTTGTAACAATTAGAACAGTTCATATTTGGCCTGCTTCTGGTACAGCGACAAGAACATTTTTGGAGCAAAAAGATTTAAGTTATATGAATGAATATTGGCCTAATAGAACCTCTACAGGAACTCCAAAATACTGGTCTAATTGGGATCATAATACAATTTATGTTGCACCAACACCAGATTCAGCGTATAACGTGGAATTAGGAATTACTAGATTACCAACAAGACTTTCCAGTAGTAATACAACTACATGGTTGGGCAATAATGCTCCATCGGCATTGTTATATGGATGTCTTGCAGAAGCCTTCAAATTCTTGAAGGGACCAGCTGAAATGCTGCAATTATACGAACAATCATATTTACGTGCTATCCAGGAATTGGCAATAGAACAAACTGGGAAGAAGCGAAGAGATGAGTATATGCAAGGGGAATTAAGGATACCGTTGCAACAACAAGAACAGAAATCCACAGGAGGATAAGATATGGCAATAACTCAAGCTGTTTGCACCAGTTTTAAGCAGGAAATCCTTGTCGAAGGGCATGATTTTACAGCTACAACTGGCGACACATTTAAAATTGCATTGTATACAAGTTCAGCTACTTTAAGTGCTTCTACAACCGCTTATTCAAGTTCAAATGAAGTTTCTGCTTCAGGGACTTACACAGCTGGTGGGGGATCACTAACAAGTGTGACACCAACTACTTCAGGAACAACTGCTCTTTGTGATTTTTCTGATATATCATTTACATCAGCAACAATTACAGCAAGAGGTGCAGTAATCTATAACAGTAGCAATTCTAATAAAGCAGTATGTGTGTTGGACTTTGGGGGCGACAAGACGTCAACAAGCGGAACGTTTACAATTCAATTCCCAGCAGCAGACTCAAGTAATGCTATTTTAAGGCTGGCATAGGAGATTAATTTATGGCTCTAGTTTTAGATGATAGAGTAAAAGAAACCTCGACTACGACGGGAACAGGTACGCTTAATTTAAGTGGTGCTGTTTCAGGATTCCAGACTTTCGTTGCAGGTATTGGTGATGGCAATACAACATATTATGCCATTGTTAACCGTGATGAAGCGGAATGGGAAACTGGTCTTGGGACCGTAACTGATGCTTCTACTGACACATTAGCGAGAACTACTGTAATTGCTAGTTCAAATAGTGATTCAGCAGTTAGTTTTAGTGCTGGCACAAAAGATGTATTTACAACTTTACCGGCAAGTAAGGTTGGGCACTTAGATGGTAGCAATGATTTTATAATTGGTAGAGGTGCATCTGGTGTTGACTATTCTTTAAAGTTTGATGGTGAAACAAGTGATGGTGTTATTACTTGGATGGAAGATGAAGATCATCTTAAAATTGAAGATGATGTTGTAGTAGATAGTTCAAAAAGAATATATTTTTATGATGAAGGTGGAGAATACATTTACGGTGACGGAACGGATTTATATTTAACTTCCGGCGCTGATATAAACATACCAGCCAATATTGGCATGACCTTTGGTGATGACGGGGAGAAAATAGAAGGCGATGGTACAGATTTAACCATTAGTGGAAATAATATTAATTTAACAGCTACGGCTGATGTGGTTATTCCAGCTAATGTAGGAATTACTTTTGGTACAGGAGAAAAGATTGAAGGAGATAGTACAAATTTAACGATCACCTCTGGCGCTGATATTGCATTAACAGCTACTTCAGATATCAATATCCCAGCAAATGTTGGAATGACATTTGGTGACGACGGAGAAAAGATTGAAGGTGATGGCACTGATTTAACCATTAGTGGTAATAACATTAATTTAACAGCTACTGCGGATGTCAATATTCCATCTGGTGTTGGACTAACTTTTGCTACAACAGAAAAAATAGAATCAGACGGGACAGATTTATCAATTACAGTTGGATCT